CTAAGCCCGCAGCGCCTGCTTTTGCATGCGCTCGGCCAGGCGCAAATGGCACGCTGCCGCCAGTTTGATCAGCTCACGCGTGCTCACCGGTAGCGTCCCGCCTGCCGCCACGCAATCAGCCAAAGCCGCCAGCGTGCTCACCTCGCTCTGCAAGGCTACTGTTTTGCCGGATGGCCGCCGCTGTCCCTGCTCGGCCTGATAATGCAAGGAAACCAGCCAGCGCGACTGCTGCCACTCCGTCTCCCCGGCCAGTACCGACGCCCATACCGCCTGCCCCACCTGCCGCGCCGCTTCATCCGCCAGGGCATAGGCCAGTTGCAGCTTGTCGTGGTCTGGCCCTGTCTCCTTGCGCAAGACCGGCAGCAAGGTATCGTCCAGCCAGTCTTGCAGTTGTCTTGCTTGTGGTTTGCCGCAGGTACGCAGGACATCGCGCAGTTCTGTTTCGCTCAGGGTAAGCAGGGCCGGGCCGCTGGCGGGCGTCAGCAGGCAACCGGCCTTCTTGCCCAGCGCGGTTTGCAGGGCGGTTTCATCCCGGTATTTGAGCAGTTTGGCGATATCGGCCGCGACAAAGCGCGGGCCTTGTGCCAATGGAAAGACACCAAGGGTTTTCTTGTTGAAGCGCAACTGGATGGGCGGGGAGGTACTACGGAGAGGTGGTGCTTTTTTCATTTCAGAAGCTCCATGTGGCAAACGAGTCATTGCCACCCTTCGCCAGACGGGTGGCAAGCCAAAGCGGGGCTGGCGAACCGGCACATGGACCCGGCAGACCGTAAGGTCTCCCCACCCGGCCCGCCATTGAAGACATGAAGGTACACGAGTGCAACAAACAACTACCGGAGCAGTTGCCTGCCATATGCCAGGGTCGCCAAACCCATGCTGTGTTGTTACGCACAGGAGGCCAAGACTAAGAACCTGACAGCAGGACGACAAGGGTAAGGACTGCAGCAGGCACTGACAAGATGTGCAGGTATGTCGGCGTTTCGGATTTACCTGCAATACCACTAGGCACATGCCAGCACCTTGCAGGAAAAATCCTCACCGCGCATGGCGTTGGCAAAGTACCAGTCCGTAGGGCGGAAGCCCCGGAGTTACCGGGGCGTTCCGCCACGGTGCGAGTTGAAGTGGCGGAAATCATCAGGTTTTGCATCCGCTCACGCGGATGATGATTTGAGTGCCGCTTCCGCGCGGCGGACGGGAAAGGGATCTTTGCTTGGCCAAAGATCCCTTTCATCCCTAAAGGCCACCCAGCAAGGATGGCCTGCGGCTACCCGACAGGCCCCGTCCGGTGCGAGGCGCGCCTGAACTCGCGATTTGCTAACGTCAAATCGCTCAGACATTGCAGGCGCTTAAAACCTCGCCCCGGCCACCTGTCGGCATGCTTGATGGGGCCGGTGGGCGCGTTGATGCGGTGCTTGCGGTAGAGAAGTACGGTGTAGATGGAGTGCTGATGTAGGCTAAGGATATGTTAATGCCATTGCGCTAAAATGGCTGATGTCGGCCAGATGCGGTCATTGCCGAGATCTGGAACCAAGGTCTCAAGATCGGCCTTAGCCGTCTATCGCACACCAGATAGAAGAAGGCTGCTGTCACGTAGAAAGCAGCCTAAAACATCTCTATTAAAGCGGGGGCGATTCATAGCAAGCTGGAGAAGTTCAAGAAAAAGTTCACGAAAGTGGGTCTCAATTGATGTCCAACAAATGCTTCGAGAAGGACGCTCCGACAGCAAACTTCGTTTGCCGCCTTCGCGCCTCTCAAGTATTACGTTAAGAGTGGGGGTGACGGTGAAATTTGAGGCAGGCGATGAAATAGATAACGATCACTGTACCGTGCTAACTCACGAGTTCTTGAGGTGCGACGATGCTTTTAAAGATTTTTGCAAACATGCTGAACAGATGATAATTCAAGGGCAAACACGAGAGCTTTCTTTCAAAGCCTACAACGCTTATACAAGCTTCATTCATCATTTATACGAATTTCTCATGGGGTGTCATGCTCGCGACGCTAAGAACACTGACATTACAAATAAAAGAGGCGATCAACGAATAAAAATAATTGAAGGCTATGTAATGCATCATGCTCAGCGAATTATGGATCAGTACCGAGATTCTATAAGAAATGGCACGGCTCCCTCTTGGGTGAATCATATTAGCTGCTACGAAATTACCGTCCCTTCTGATTTCGCGAAAGACTTCAGAGAGTTCAGAAATAAGGCGGTAGGACATGTTGCTTATGAGCGTGCATCAACTCTCAGCCTCAGTGTGTTTTATCAGAAGTATCACAAGTTTTTATATTTGCTGTACCGAGAATCCATTTACTGGTGGGGTAAGCGCAGTGAAGAATTTCCAAACTTAAAAGAAATAACGGATTTCAGTGTTACTCTTGTGGAAGAAAATGCCTATTCCGGAGCTCAACCTCGCTCCTTTCAGTCGATGGACGCTACGCGATAAAGTCACGTTGTGCCCAGCCAGCTATACGTTATCTGTTCGGGGATGCCATGGAAGAACTATCTAGAAAATTGAGCGAAATAGATGCGCTAGAAACATGGAAGGATCATGTTCAAGGCTTTTCTAGGCCTGAAGTGGCAGAGGTATATGAGAGAGCGCAGCCTCTATGGGTTCGTAGGATGATTTATGAGAACAAGCTCTATTTACACCCTGATGTAATTGAGCAGCTTGAGCGACAAGGCTGCATTCCGGATGATCTGCATAAGCGGATGATCTGGGCTAGCCTCATAGCTTCTGATGAAAGCTCAAATAGTAAGAAAAGAATGTACAAGATAAAGAATCTCCTTATAAGAAAGTATGGTAAAGATTGGTGGGAAGATGTTTATTCTCGCCTTAAGCATGTGTACGCAGCGAAAGAGAGAATAAAGAAAATTCACTCTGGGCAAGCAGTATCAGTCTTTATTACTAATACATTCATTGGTTCCGAAGCCGCTCATGACGAAAGAATTAAAGCGCTAAGAATGATTCCGAAATCATGATGCACATAACAAGGCGCTGTAAGGAAAAAGCGGAGCGCGGCTTGAGTGTCCGCTTTTCATGAAGGTTCCGATTGCTCTGGGTCGATAGCAGACGTTTCACTTTGCAGTAGTTCTGACTCGGCACACGAAGCCCCCACATTACTTGACTCTCCACCGCACCAATTCGCCCACGGGCCCCGTCAAGCTGTAACGCGGCGCGCATTTTGGCACCAGTTTGCGCTAATTTTGGCACCGCCGCCTAACAGCACGTCGCCACTGATTTGCGCGTTAATTGTCACGAAGCCCCGCACAAAGCGGGGCTTGTTGCTTCCGGCCTTGGCATGCAAGGCTTTTCAGGTAGAATATTATCGGGGTTTTGTTTTTAGAATAACCCGCCCAGCGCTTCAGGTTCCCAGTTGGTAATCACCAGCTCCCGGCTGGTTTCAGGCGCACCGTGAGCGTTGGCCGTGCTGTACTTGATGTCTACCCCCTCCATCCAGAAACCGGCAAAGGCTGCCCGAATGTCAGGGTGGTCGTTGATGCTCACCATCACCTTACCCTTGCACGTCCGCATCGCCTCGGCCAACTGCTCGTACTGGTCGAACTTGAATGGCACGCCATAGCCTTCGGTCTGCCAGTACGGCGGATCGGCATAGAAGAAGGTATGCGGCCGGTCGTAGCGCTTCAGGCAGTCCTGCCACGATAGGTGCTCGACGTAAGTACCGGCCAGGCGCAGGTGTGCCGCACTGAGGTTCTCCTCGATCCGGCACAGGTTGATCGCCGGGCCAGTGGTGGCGGTACCGAAGGTTTGGCCGGTTACCTTGCCCGCAAACGCGTGGTGCTGCAGGTAGTAGAAGCGTGCAGCTCGCTGGATGTCGGTCAGCGTCTCCGGGCGGGTCATCTGTTGCCACTTGAACACCTCGCGACTGCTGATCGCCCACTTGAACTGGCGTACGAACTCTTCCATGTGGCTTTGCACCACTCTATACAAGTTCACCAACTCCCCGTTCACGTCGTTCAGTACTTCGACCGAGGCAGGGACGTGGCGCAGGAAGTACAGCGCCGCGCCTCCGCAGAACAGCTCCACGTAGCACTCATGCTTCGGAAACAAGGGCATCAGCTTGTCAGCCAGGCGTCGTTTGCCGCCCAGCCAAGGGATGATCGGACTGGCGTCCATCGGATTCTCCTGGTTGGGGCGCTCCTGGGCGCTCAGTGGGGAGGCTCTCGGCCTTCAGATGGTTCATGGCCCGGCAGCGCGGGCACTTGATGGTCAGTTCTAGGTAACGGCCAGAGGCCAGCTTGCGGCCGCACTGGCCACAGCGAATATCGGTGTTAAACATCTGCAAGCCCTTATCGGGTGACAATTATTCCGCTAGACTTGACGCGCTTTTGACGTCGAAAGCGGCAGCCTTGGGGTGACTTGCAGGTATGGTCTGCGGGTCAGCTGGCCGGGTGGGTGCTCTAACACCCTCCAGGCCGCTGTCTCTCCACTACTCTATCTATCGCTTCGGTAACGGCCCTCCCTCGTCCGGCTCAATGCTACGCTCGCAGTGCCCCGGATCGACCCTATCCAGCAGGCGGCATAGCAGGCAGTAGCGCCAGATGCCGCGCTTGGCTCCTTTGCCCGCCCGTGAGCTAATGGTCTCGTCCTCACTACCTCCAATAGCGGCATTCAGCGTCTGGTCAGCCCCGACAAACACCCGCACCGCACGACGGTTACCGGCGAGCAGTTGCAGTAGCGACATGGCCAAAGCCAGAGCCACCGCCAGCAGCGAGGCAAGCCATAGACCGAGTAGGATCAAGCGGTGGGCCATTGCACTGCCTCCATCTGCGCCACTGCATCCTGGGCGCTCAAATCGATAGCCAACAGTGCATCCTCCATCGCCTGGCGCTGACCGATGATTTGGCCACTGGCGCGCGCGTAAGCATTTGCCTTGGCGTGCACCCGCATGGCCAGATTCCCCACGCTCAGGCCGCGCGCGGTGGCGATAGCCGACAGTAGCGGCGTGGGTGCATCGGGATTAGCCGCCAGCGCGTCGGCTTCCTTAGTCTGCTGACTCCAGCTTTGCACCTCTCCTTCAGGGTAGTTGGCAGACAAGGTGGCCAAAAGTTTGGCCGCATGGGCGTTGATTTCACCAAGGTGGCTAGTACGCAGGTTGATCAAACGCTGGCCTATGCGACCGAGGAATGCGGCATTCAACTCGTCATCGGTCGCGTAATGGTCGAAAACCACCTCGCCGTCCTGAGCCTGATAATCCAGATCAACAGCTCGCATGGATTGGCCGTCGTTGCTGTAGCAGTAACTCATTAGATGCTGTCCTCCCAACCGAGGCATTGGATGTACCCACCGGAGCCATATGATGCCCAGTAGATATTCAAGGATTCGAGAGCAAACTCGACCGTCACTCGCACAGCTGTATACGGACCGCCCGCTACGTTGTTATCAAGAGGTGGCGCGGTTTGTGAGCCAGATGCACCATATGCGACGTTTGGACCGCATATAACCGGCTGGTTACCAGTGACGCTACCGCCAGAGACCTGAATACGAGATGCAGTAGTCGGCACAAAGTTAGCTGTGGCGATGCCTACATAGGTTGGAGTTGAGACGCTACCGGCAGTACCGCTCGCCATCAGCGGTAACGCAGCTACGTTAGTGCCCAAGGCAACGACATATTGTGAGCGTCGATCAATCTGCAGCGTGTACATCAGGATCTTGTTCGCATCCGTGCGTACCGAACCTGTCCGTGCAAACATCGTGTACCCAGCCGGCAGTGTTGGGGCAGAAAGAGACAACGAGTAGAGCTTGGCCGTAGTAGCAATCGTCGGGTTGTAGATGACAAACTCGTAGTACCAGGTACTCGCCGCCAGCACACCAGTATCGAGTCCGTTGGCACCGACCGTGCCGATGTTGCCGGTCACGCTGACATTGAGCAGCGTCTTGTAGCTGGCCCCGTCCGTCACCGTCACCGCATCTGCTGATGTCGTGCGGTTGTTGAGGGTATAGGCCGTAAGCGCAACCCCTGCAGCTGACGCTGTCGCGTTGGCCGAGAGTGTCAGCGTGGTTCCATTGATCGCCGTGATATACGTACCGGCCGGAATGCCCGCGCCTGTGATATAGGTGCCATTCGCAATCAGCCCAGCGGTGGTACTGGCGGCGGTGAGTTGATTACTTCCGCTAGTTGTAGTGCCGATCAGGCTAATGGGTGCGACGGATGCGGACTTCAGGGCTTTGCGTGCTGCCGGTATCGAAGCAGTCGCAACTGGCAGCGGGTCAAGGATCACAAAATCCACGCCGTCGTACTCAACGTCCGCCAACTGGTTCGCCACAATGACGGCCGCAACCTTATTGCCTGCACTGTCATACTGTTTGATCGACTTGGCACCAAGGCCCGACACGTTGAGCGTGTCCGCGCCAGCGCCAGCGGCGTGGAACTTGACCCGGAAACGCTGAGGTACGGCATAGCCCTGTAGTGCCGGCGACGGGGTAAGCGTGAAGCTAGGCGCAGCACCGCCAGAGGTGAAGGCGGTCGCGGCCTGCGACACAATATTGGCCCAGTCGGTCTGCTCAGCGTAGATGCTGGTACCGTCTCCCCACAGGGCATTGCTGCAGCCCTGGCTAACTACCACCCCGCTACCGGCCTGTGTCTTGCAGGTAACGGTGAAGTTGCCGGTGGTCTGGTTGCGCACAATCCACGCGCCGCTGATCGCCGGGAAAATCAGGTTGATATTGGCGGTCAGTGCACCGGTCAGAATGAGAATTGGCATGCCGTACTGGGCTGCAGCCAAGTTGACGCTTACCCCGCCGGCGACGTTGACAGTGGCCTTGCCGCGCAGCAGGGTCTGGATGGCGGTGGCGAGTTGGTCCGACTTGGCTCCATCAATGGCGATGCCTGCTGCAGAGAGCACCGAGATAACCTCGGCCTGAAACATGTTCAGCCAAGCGGCGGTCAGGATAGTACCCAGCGCCCCTGTGCTCGGATTGCCGTCTACGAATAGGCCATCGGCGGTGTTGATCTTCTGCATGGTTTACCCCTGATAGGCGAAATAAACGAAGGTATGTGCCGGCTTCAGGTCGCCGATCACGGATTCGATGACCGGGTCACCAAAGGAGGTCAGGCGCTCGCCCGCCACGGACTGTCCAGCCCGAAACAGGTAGCTGCGGCTCTGGCTGGCCACCACCACTTGCCACACCCACTGAATGTCCTCGACATAGAGCGGATCACCGGCATGGCTGACGCCGGCGCGAAACGGCTCCAGTTCGGCGATGGTGATGGTGTAGCCAAGGCTGGACGCCAGGCGGGTGAAGTACGGAATACTCAAACCACCTGTTTCGGCCAGCTTGGCCAGCACAGCCTGCAGACGCTGCTGGTAGGCCGCATCGGCCGGCGGCGTGATACCGCAGACGCGTTCCCAGTCCGGCAGCAGTTGTTCAGCGAAGAACGGTGTTATCGCTCCCTGGATGTGGTCGGCACTGGTGAGAGAGGTGTCGAGCGCCTGGCCCTCGGCCAGCAGTTCGGCCCGCAGGACCGAGCCAGTGGGCGCGTAACTTACCGGCGGCAGCAGCAGGGCTAGCAGTTCGGCATGGCCCGCCATCACAGCGCCACCACCGTGACGGTGCCTAGCCTCACCCACTCGACCATGCTGGCGTCCACGGTCGGCACCACGTTGGCCGCTGGCAGCGTCACTGCACGGTCGACCACTCCGGATAGGTCGGAGACCAGCGCTTCGATGCGGCTCTTGATCGCAGCCTCGCCGGGGGCCAACTGGTTGAAGTAGATGCCGAGTGCAGCTTCGATCTGGGCCTGGGCTACCGCCAGCGTGATGCCGGACAGCTGCACAGATACGGTGACGTTGACCACTTTCAGGGTTGGGGCCAGCACTAGGCTGTTCTTGGCCGTCACCGGCCGCACATCGTCGATGTAGTCCTGCACGGCAGTGATGGTGGTGGCCGATGGCAGCGCACCGGCCGAGGTGATCACCACGTCGACGGTACCGAGACCACGGCGTAACGGGTAGACGAAGGCGGCCGTCACGCCGGCCACTTCCATCGCCCAGCGCCGATAGTCATATTTGTTGCCCCCGGCTGGTGGGCGGCGGATCAGCTCCAGCAGACGTGCCAGCAGCTCGCCGTCCGACTCCTCGTCGACGCCGCCGGTCATGTTGACGATGGTCGCTTGGCTGGTGACGCCAGATGGTGCGGCCGTCAGTTCGACAACAGCATTCGCCGAGGCATTCCCGGCCGTACCGACTGTGCTGGCAACCGCCGTTACCGTGGCCACGCCGTTGGCGTCAATCACGCCGGCTTGGGTGGTGACATAGGTCAGGTCACCCAGCTTGGCCGTGAGGCCGGACGGAACCGCCGCACCTGGTGTGCCGGCGACGCTGATCTGGCCCTGGGAGGCTACTGCCACTTTGCGGGTCAAACCCCGCGTGCGGGCATGCAGCTCGAGGTACTCGCGGTCGGCAGTATCCGGGAAAATCTGGCGAACGATCCACGCCTGGTGCTGGTACAGCCCCTCGACGGCGCTGGCCACCGAGGTGGCACGGATGAAGTAGTCGCTGTCCGGGCCGACGTCGGCGTCGGGCAACTGGTTCTTCAGGTCGCGCAGCAGCGCGTCGCGGATGGTGGAGAAGGCGGGAACAGTAAACGGCATCAGGCGACCCTCACCGGATGCTGGAAGCGCTGGACGCGGCCGCTGGCGTCTTCCACTTCGATGTGGAGTTCCAGCCAGCCGGGCTGCTGGCGAGAGGTCGTGACGGTGATGCTATCGGCGCGGCCGTCCTTGACCAGCGGGGCCAGCGCCTGCTCGGCGTACTGGCGCGCCAACACGGCCACACGGCTGACATCCTTCTCGCGCTGCAGCTCGTGCAGGCGCGAACCCAAGGTCGGGTCGGCCCAGTAGCTACCCAGCGGCGTCATCAGCCGCAGGTAGACCGCGTTGGCCAGAGTGTCAGTGCGGGAACCGGCATAGTCGCCAGTTTGCGGGTCGATTAAAGCGTCCATGCCCCGAATTGTCGGGGCATGGTGGTATGGGTGGTTAGCCGATAGGCTTCAGTGATATGTGCTATTTGGCCAAGGTACGTACTTCTTTTAAGAGGGCTACGTACTCGTCGACACACAGCCGAATGTCACGGCCTGAAACACGCACTTGAGGAATTGAGGTTGAGACACCACGCATTTGCAAGTCGTGCTCGGATAGCTCGGTTCCTCGAATCACCTTAAAGAGCTGCTCCTGCTTTGCCTCAAGGCGTTTAACGAGATCTTCGACATTGTATTTACTGTGTTCTGGCATAACTTTTTTCTCGCTTTGCTGAGTTAGAAAACAGATTGTCTCCTTTCTCTCCGAAGCAAAACAGAGGGGATTTCAGCTAAATTCTCAGATTGGCTCATCAGTGACTCCACCAGAATCACCTGGATGTTTATGATGCGCACCGCTTTTGCCGGCAGCAATCACATCTACCGTCGCTTCCAGAGTGCCTTCTACATGCGCCCCATTTCCACCCTTGATGGCCATCCCGCCGTTGCCATTGATCTGCCCTTTGGCTGTCACCACAGCACTGGCTGTCAGGGCCGGTGTATTGAAGTCGGCCTTGTCGGTGGCGTTTACTTCCCACGTCTTGCAGTTGACTTTAAACACGTCGCAGTCGGTCTCGATCAGGCGACCGCGCTTGAGCACGATCTTGGCACCCTCGTCGGTATAGAGTGCGACCTCTCCTGTTTTGAGTGCCTTCAGCCGGTAGCTGCCGTGCTCGGTGGCAATCACGATGCCGTGGCTGGTCTTGCCGCCGACCGGGAGGATGACCGCCATTGAGCCGGGCGGCGGGTTGCTGGTCAGCCCGTAGTGCTGGAACAGCTCGTTGTCCTGCAGCCGCTCGCCGGCCAGCCCATCGGCCTGGGCGAGCTGCACAGCCGGGCCGCTGTTGACCCGCGTCAGCACGCCCCGGAATGCTTGCCGCACCCCCGCCATCGCACGGCGGATGCGCTTGTCGATTTCGTTGATCATTGCGTCACATCCACGGCTTCCAAGCCTGCCGAGCTGTTCTTGCCCCGACGGTGCTTGCGTTTGTGAGGATGGGCGTCGAGCACCCAAACGCCGTCTTCCTTGAGCGTCAGCGTGGTGACTCTCCCAATTCCTCGGCCGCCCTGGAACTTGCGCGCCATCAGGAAGAACACCGCGTCGATCTCGTGCGGCTCACTCACTACGTGGATGCGCTGCCCTGGCTGCCACAGCAGGCCGTCACTGGTGCGGTGGCCGCTGACCTTGGCCACCAGGGTGAAGCCCTTGAGGCGAGAGTCCGACAGCAGCTTGCGCGCCCTGGCACGGGCGGTATCGGTATTCTCGGCGTCGTGGTCGACCACGATCCGGGGGCGGTAGGTCGCCACGCCGGCATCACGCACGGTGCTTTTCAGTGCGTGCTTGCCGTTCTCAACTGCCGTGCCGTGCGCCTGGCCCAGCACGGTGATGTCCGAGTGGCGCTCGGCCATGCTGCGCGTGCGTCTCAGACTGATCAAGTTGTTGCTCTTGCCGTCGCGCTTCATCACCAGGCTGGCTACTGGCGGCTTGCTGTAATCCGGTCCACCGATCACCAGCGTGCCGTCCGGCTCGAACCACGGCCACAGCCCGTTGGCCTCGGCCGCGTGCACCAGTGTGTCCCAAGCGGTGTCGCCTGGCTCGACATTGACCTTCTCGGCAGTGCGCGCCTTGTCGGCGTCGATGCGGATCTTGCTGATGCCCAGCGGCTTGACCACATTGGCCACCACCTCGGCCAGCGTCACCTGTTTGGCAGTGAAGATCGGCGCGGAACAGTCGGTCAGCACGGCGGCGCTGTCACGGCCGCTGATGCTCAGGGTGTGGCTGCTCTTGTCGACGTCGTCATCGATGTCGTCGATGCGGCCGGTCAATACGGTATCGCGGCCGATGCGCACCTGGACGGCCGCGCCTTCCGTGACGATGGGTGGGAACTGCCCTTGGGGAAGGCCAAGATCAACGCGCCAGGCATCAGCCGGGATCAGCAGATCCGAGTCGATCTCGTAGCTGGTCCACTTACTGTGGAAGCGACCACCGATCAGCAGGCTGACGGTGTTATCGGGCGTAGGCATAGAGGGTGTCTCCCGCCTGCAGGGCGTTTGGGTTAGTCAGCTTGGGGTTGAGACGGGCCAGCTCCTGGGCACGGGTGTAATCGCCGTACCAGCGGAAAGCGACCAGGTGCAGGTTGCCCGGCGCATCGACAGTGCGGGTCACCAAGGGCGGTAGTGCCTCGATCACCGCGACGGCTGCTTCCTGGACGCCCAGAGCGGTGTCTTTCAGCGCCTCGGTCACCGGGCGGGCGTCTTCGACCGAGAACAGGTCGCGGTGCGCCTCGATCACCTGCTGCAGCGTGTCGCGCACGTCGTTGGCAATGTGCTCGACCTCCTGGGGCGACAGCGTCGGCTGCTCGGCCTCCGCCGCGAGGATCTGGCCAGCGGTCTCGGCCAGGGTGGTGGCCGCAGAGATCTGCACCAGGGCCGTCACCAGGGCGATGTCCTCCGGCTTGGCCGGGATGGGCTTGGCGTCGGCGACAACTCCTCCACCAGTGCCGCCACTGCCCGAACTGCCTCCCGTCGACGCCGAGCCGGCCGACACCTTGCTGGGCAAGGCCACCACGTTGTCGAACTGCCCGACCAGACTCTTCCAGTCGGACTGGATCACACCGACGTCGAAGCCGCGCAGATCGGCTATACCGCTGACCAAGCTCATCACATCGCTGGCGAAGGCACGCGGGTAGTCGATCAGGTCAAGAGTGGTACCGATGATGCCCTGTACCTGGCTGCGGATCGCGCCCAGCGTGCCGGTCATCATGTCGCGCAGCGCGTTCAGTCGCGACAGGTTGCCCTTGATGCTCTTGAGTCCGTCGAGCGCCTTGGCGAATGCCTCAATGCCGTTGGCGCGGCTCGTTGCAGCGAGCTGGCTCACGGCTTCGGCCTTCTGGGCCGGCAGTTGCTGGACGAAGAACGGGTTGCCCGGCGTGGCCTCGACGAAAGTCAGCTCGACCGTGCAGTAGTCCGGGTTGTCGGCATCGTGGCCGACCTGGTAGTCGGTAAGCTGGGCTTGCTTGATGCTGCCGAACACCGGGTGGATTAGCTCGCCGTGGCCAGGCTTATCCAGCTCCTTGATGAACGTCTGCAGCCGGTTCTCATAGTCCTTGCCGAAGAACACTGCCGACATGGTGATATGACGCGCCTTGCGGCCAAGGTCTTCCACGTCCGCGCCGTCCAGGTATGGGTATTCGTGGCTGGCGGTGTCGCGTTGTACGCTGTCCTGGGTGCGCAGGCAGTCAAAGGTGATGCCCCGGAACGAGGCGTCAAGCAGGGTATCGGCCCAGGCCATCAGTGTCTCCTTGCGGTTTGGGCGTTGGCCGCGTTCACGGACGCGACGATGTTGCCGTTCTGCACGTCGACAGTGACCGTGACCGGGATCGGGGTACTGGTGGCCTGCTGCATCTTTTGGGCAGCCAGATCCAACTTGGTCGAAGCGTTGACGGCAGACTGCAGCATATCCAGCTGCGGGATCGGCGCAGCGATGCTTGGGGCATTGCGCTTTGTCATCGGCGTAGGGGCCAGCAGCTTGGCGTCCTGGTCACCGTTGAAGAGGTCATACAGCCACGTACCCAGCGTGCGTTCTTTGCCACCGTTGGTAGCGGTCAGCACGCCAGTGATGCCCGCATTGATCGCGGTGCCAACGCCATAGCCCGCCGCACCAGCCAGTGCCACACCGCCCCCTGCTCTGAGCAATACCCCGGCACCACCCAGGGCGCGGCCTACCATCGTGCCGCCGACGCCGGGACCGCCACCCATCATCATCATCGGAATGGCGGCCGCACCTGCTGCAGCCCCCAGCGCCGTCACCGCCGTGGTCGCCGCTACCAGGGCGGTGGATAGGCCCGGATATGCCTGGGCGTAGTCAGCCAACTTGCCGGCAACCGAGCCGATAGTCGAACTCAGGCCGTCGAACGCCTGCTGTTCTGCAATGGCCTTTTCATTCTTGGCGCGCTCGGTCTGATAGGACGCGGTACTGGCGATCATGTCGAAGTTGGCCTGCCCGGTACCGCCAGCACCTGGCAGCTTGGCTTCGATGCTCTTCACGTAGTCGCGGTTGCCCATGTAACCGACCAGCGCCATCAGTGCCTGGCGGTCCTGAATCAGCTTGCCGACCGCCGAGCCCTGCAGGATGTCGCCCTGCGACTCCAGCAGCACCTTGCGGTCGTCGCCCTTGGCTGTCTTCAGCTTGGTCTGGATATCCTGGTAGCGCTTGTCGTGGCCGACCACCTTGTCGACCAGTCCGACGAACGCATCCAGAGAATTCACGCCTTTCTCGCGCGCGGCCGCCAGCGTGCCGGCCAGATCGATGCCTTTCTCGCCCTTCTTTTTCTCCTGGAAGGTGCTGGCACTGATCTTCGAAGCATCCTTGGCCGTGTCCTGGCTGTTGATCTTGGCGAGCAGGTTAACCAGGTTGTTGCCGGCCTCGTCCTTGGTACCGGCAGTGATCACCGCCGCCTGGTTGGCCGCAAGCAGCTTGGCCAGCCCACCCATGCCAGACATGCCGGCCTGCTTTGCAGCGGCCATCTGCTGCGGCAACCACTTGGACATATCCTTCAGCTCGAAGCCACCCTCTTGGCCAGCCTTGATCGCCATGTCGAGCGCCAACGGCAGTTCGCTTTCCTTGACCTTGAACGTCTGCATCGCCCGGATGGCGATGTTGCCCAGCTCGTTCGGGTCAGCACCGGTAGCAGTCGCATACTTCTGCAGTGTGGGCAGCAGATTGACGGCGCTCTTCTGGCTCATCGACCCCGAGGCCAGCAGGTTGTCGAGCGTCTCGGCTGCGCCTTCGCGGGTACCGCCGCCTTCGCGCACCGCGCGCTTGATGGCATCGTCCAACTCACGCACGCCTGCTCGGCGGCCACCCACGTCACGTTCGGCGAACGCGGTGTTGGCCATCATCGCCAGGCGGCGGTCGTACTCCATCGTGCGTTTGACCGGCTGGCCGACCACGTAGGCTCCGGCCGCCACCCCGGCAACACCTGCCGCGACTCCACGTGCACCGGCAGCGAGGCCGCGCTGCAGCTGGCTCACACCGGCCATCTCACGCCGCAGACCCGCCACCTTGTCGCGCATCGCCTCATAAGCGCGGGCCTGTTCCTTGGCCGATAGCGTGCCGCTGTTGGCCAGGCGCTTGTAGGCTGCCTCGGTTTGCTGGATCTCGCGCTGGATCGCTCGCTCGGCCCGCACGCCCAGCTGCTCGCGCGCGCTGGCCATGCGCTGGCTCTCGCGCGACAGGCCAATAACGGCCTTCTCGGCACGCTGGGTCTGCCGCTCCGTATCCTGCATGACCCGCGAGACGGTGCGGGATGCCTCGTCACGGGCCTTGAGGGTCAGGGCAACTTCAGGGTTTCGGGACATGTTTAACGTGGCTTCTTCTTGCGCTGCGATCTAATGTGCCGTTTCTCGCCGCCACCCTTGCCTGGAGAGGGCTTACCGCCATACAGCTGGTTGACGGCGGCGAGATAGCCTTCGAACTCGGTCGCGTTCAGCTCGCGGATTCGGGACTCGGGGATGCCATGCTTGCCGAGGGCGACGACGGCGAGTCGGAAACCGCCGAGGAGGGATTCGGCCTCATCCGCTTTTTTTTAAGCCGGTCGCGCTCAGCCGCCAGCACGTCGTAGTCGTCATCGACCATCTGCTGCTCGAGCAGCTCGTAGGTGATCGCCTCGGCCGGGATGTCGCCAAGTTTCACCAGGCAGCTGGCCAGCATCGCCGTATTGATGCGCATATTGGAGCCGATACCGTGTGCCTCGATGGCGGCGATGTTGTCACCCACGGTCGGCAGGCGCAGTTCGAAGTCGTAGTGCAGCTGGCCGGAGCGTGCCGGGTATTCCACGCCGTACAGCAGCGCTTTCTTCTCGTCCATGTCTTACTCCTTCACCTTGCGCAGCGCCTGCACCTTGAGGTCACGGCGTGCTTCGTTATCGACGCTGTACTTCTCACCCACCTCGGTGGTGAAGCAGTCGAGGTAGCTCTCGCGCTGACCGCCATTGCTGGCCGGGTAGATGGTCAGCTTGGCACCTTCGATGGCCTCCCAGTCGAGGTCTCCGGACAGCGGGATCGCCACGGTGATCGACAGGTCGTACTCGGCGATGCCCTTGGCAAAGCCCTTGGCCCGGCCGGTCTTGTTCATGGTTTTGACCAGCTTGCGGCCAGTCTTAGTGTTGACGTTGAGGTCGATCACTTCGACCTCCTTGCCGTCCACTTCCAGCACGATGGCCCCGGCGTATTCCTGTAGTGCCATGTTGGTTCTCCTGGGTATTGGGGCGGCCTTCGCGGGTCTGGTGGCCTCCAGCCGCCCCAGGGTTGTTACAGCAGCAGGTCGATGCGGCCGGCCACGATGTGCAATCCATTCACCACGTCGCACGGGATCTTGAGGTTGACGCGGTTCACGTCCTGGCCATCACGCTCAGCAAGTACCCCGTCTTTATTTGCTTCGACCGCCTCTACGATTTCCAGCTCTTCCAGCTTGAAAAGCACATCCAGTGTTTCGCTGCGCAGCTTGTCCGGGGTCCGCTCGGATAGCTTTTCACGCGGGAAGCGCAAGGCAATACGCTCACGGACTGCTTTGCGCACGTAGTCCAGGGTGCGAATCGTGGTCACATCCAATAGGGACACGTCGGTCACCCCTTGGGGGTCCTTGGTGTAGGTGGTGATCGCGCGCACGATCTGCACCCGGTCACCGGGGCCGATCTCCAGCGGTGTCAGGCCGTTGTTGAGCGCGTTTTCCTGTTCGGTGCGGATTGGACGCTGGTCGATGGAGGTAACGTCCATGCCGACCAGCTCTAGGGTGTTGAGCGGACGGGCCGGGTCTTCCTCGCTGGCCAGCACGGCGGCGTAGGCGGCGGCGATCTCGCACGGCAGGCGCAGCGAGCTACGATGCCAAGCACCGGTGATGCGGCCGCCGTTGATCTGGCCCGCCAGCGTGGTGCCGGTGGCCAGCGAGCCGGGCCAGCCGAACACGCCAAGCGCGCCGCGCTGCTCCATCGGCCCGGACACGAAGTCCAGGTGGGTGCGCAGCACAGTCAGTTGGGTTTGGCTGGACAGCGGCGCGACGATAATGTTGTGGCCAGCACCGGCCACGGCCGCCAGGGTGGCGGTATAGTCCGGGTCGAGGGTGCCACCGGCCAGCGTGACCACGGTGGCGGTCAGGCCCGGCGCGGTGCAGCTGGCCACCAGCTTGATGTCGTTGCCAAGCGTGCCCTTGTGGTAGCAGGTGTGCGTGACCACGGCCGCAACGGCGGCGCTGGTGACTGGAATATCCGGTCGGGCGGTGACGGCGGCCGCCAGCGCAGCTGCCACGGTGGCAGCGGTGTCACCACTGTTGACCGCGACGTCGACGCGGTTCGCACCCACCCACAGCGTCAGCACGCCGCTGCCGGTGGCTGTGCCGGCCAGCGTGGTGGTGCCGCTGGCCTGGGCTCCTGCCGGGTCGGCGATGGCGACAGCGGTCAGCTGCAGGTAGGGGTTGGCCTTGATTGCGGCGCGCACCATCAGGTGCAGCTGCGAGCCGTGGCCGAACAGTTGGGCTGCCTGTTCGTCGCTGAATACGTCAACCGGAGCCATCGCCGCCTGGGTGCCTGCGACTAGCTTCTGTCCCAGCATCAGCACCTTCTGCAGATTACCCGGCAGCGTGCGCACCGCCAGCTTGGTGTTGAACTCGAAATACTTGCCCGGCTTGCGGATGCTGGACGGGATGCTGTCGAAACTGATGTTCTGACTGGCCATCATTCACCCCCTTTCTTGGCGGCATTTTTGACACCGTCGGTTTCGGCCGGTACAGCTTCCACCTCGGTGGCGCTGGCCACCGCGTCGACGTCGATCAGGTCGCCGTCGGCCACGATGCGCAGATAGTAGGTACTGTTCGGCACCTCGACCGCTTCAGCGTCGGTGATGAACTCGCGCGGCTTGTCTTCCTTCGGCACCTGGATGCCGGGCGCGGCTTTGACTTTCATGGTTCGCTCCTGGTGATGAGATCCTGGGCGTCGGCCTGGCCGTCGTCCGGGGTCAGGTGGTAATTGAGGCCGGTGCGCAGCCAGTCGGGATCGGGCTGGCCGAGCTTGCCCTGGTAGCGGGCGAACACGGCATCGGGACTGGTCTCCGCTTCCGGCGTACCGGGGGCCGGCGGGCTGGGCCAGTGGTCGCGCGGCAGCGCCTCCTCGATCCAGGCGGTCTGGAACTCGCAGGCGAATACCGAAAACGCCTCGCGTTCCAGCCGGGTGTTATAGAGGGTGCGCACCCGGCCAGGCATCAGCTCCTGGATAGGCAGACCGAGATCCTGCGAGGACAACAGCCGGCGCACGGCGTAGACCAGTGGATAGCTACCGACCTCGCCCTGGGCAGGGCCACCACGTCGGCCTGCCGCTTCGCCGCGCACGCTGCGCTCACCCACCATGACCACGAACTGCCCGGTCGCCTTGAACTTCTGGCGGCTGGTGCCGTAAGGCTCGGTCTTGGTGACGCCGCCGAAGGTGACCCAGGCGGCCGGGAAGCGGCGGATGGCTTCTCCCAACCCCTCGTCCAGTTCGCCGCCGTAGCTGCCGACCTCTTGCACCATGCGACCGAGGCCGAGCCGCAGGCGCGCGATGATAGCGTCCTCGGTCTGGATCAGGATCATCAGAACGCTCCGCCGTCACGGGCGAACACCCGCGACCCCGTGGCGAACTGCACCGTGTTGTCGACCGGGGCCGGCCCGCCGCCCGGCATGCCGCCGAGCGTCACCTTGCCGTTTGCCGCCAGCTCCAGGAACTTCACCGCGTCGCGGTAGCGGTCGCGAATGTCCTCGGTCAGTTGGGTGCCGCTGCCGCAAAGGCGGTAGCGGGCGATGTCGCAGGCGTAGCCGGTGAGGATCTTCGGCGGCTGGGCCAGCGGTAGCGGATAGCGGCCGCCGATATAGCCGTCGATCTCCACGCTGGCATCCGCCAGCGCCTCGCTCAGCACCGTGTCGTCGATCTGGCCGGTGTAGTCGCGGTCGGTCAGCGCGATGACCTCCTTCTCGCCAAAGCGCTTCACCATGTCGTCGCGGGTGGCGTACACGATCAGTCCTCCTCGGCGAGATGGGTCAACTGCACGGCCAGCATCGGCTCGTCGTACAGCAGCTTGAACTCGTCCTCGGTCAGCTCCGCGAGGCGGATCTTGGAGACTTCACGGCTGAACACGCGACCGGCACGGCGGAAGCTCTCGCACTTGGCCACCACCTCGATGGCGTTGGGCTCGAACAGACCGGCCACGGCTTCAGCTGGAGCAGCATCCTGGGTGGCTTGCTGTTCCACCTGCGGTGCCGGTTCCTGCTCCTCCTGGTTGTCGCTGGCCACGCCCTGGTCGGCGTTCTGCGAGTCGACCGGTGGGGTCGCGGCATCCGCAGCTTGCTGCTGCTCGATCTGTGTCCCAGCGTCCTGCTGGGCTTCACCCTCGGCCGGGACGGCCGGGGCGACCTTGGATTTAGGCTCTGCCATGATCTCCCCCTCGCTTACGCCACGCTGCCGTCGGAGCCGTAGGCCAGCTGCCAGAAGCCGTAGCCACCAGCGGCGCGAGCTTCGGCACCGAACTTGAACTTCTTGCGGTCGAACACGTTGTCGGACTGCGGGTCGATCTGCTGCACGAACACCGGCTTTTTGCGCTCCTGGTAGATGAACGGCTTAACCGGCTTGGTGGTATCCAGCAGGAACCAGGCGTCGTCCGAAGTCAGGCGCGCATCCACCACCAGCTCGGCAGTGCCCTTGTACGGGTTGGCCTTGCCGTCATCCAGGCGATCACTGGTGAGCAGCGCGCGGGCCGTATCCTCCAGGGCAGGCGGCACCAGCAGGACGTTGGGGTTGATGTTGAGCGGGCGGCCTTCGTCGTCCTTGAACTTCTTCATCGCGGTACGCGCTGCACCATAGCTCGCTTGGGCAGCGGCCTGCGAGGCGGCCGACAGCTTCTTGGTGCCCTTGTTGGTGACGGACTGGCCGTTGACCGCGTGGTCGACGTCGAAGAAGTACTGGCCGTCGTAACACAGGCTGGTGAAGCCCTTGTTGACCAGGTCGAAGACGATCTCGTCCGGCAGCTGTTGGGCCGAGAAACCGGCCATCTGTGCCTGCGGCGCGTAGATGCCCAGGTTGTCGTCCTCGATGTCGTTGCGGTCGACCTCGACAGTGGCTTCCCAATCGTCGTTGGTGATGCTGTAGCCGGAGGCGGCCAGCGCCTTGACGGCCTTCTCGCCGATCCACTTCTGCATACGCGGGAAGGTGGACAGCCATTTGTAGTCGTTGGAACGCGCGGTGGATGGCACCAGCATGGCGATCTTCTGCCACTGGCTCGGCGCGGCGTCGAAGGCGTTGTTGAAAGTGGTCTTCAGGTTGACGAAGATCGCCTTCAGGGTGGAAGCGTTAACGATCATGAGTACTTGCTCCTGTTAGATGACCCACACGCCGTCGGCGTCGACGGCGACGACGATGCCGGCTTGCGAACGGGTGTTGGCACCGTTGGTCTTGGCCACGGTCTGGTTGTCGACGATGTAGCAGGCACGGCCGAGGCTGGCCTGGGTGACCGGGTCGCCGTTGTCGTTGGCCCACTTGAACGCCTTGCCGCGACGCACCGGCACGCTGATGACACCGTCAGCGCCGGCCGTGTTGTCGACGTTGGCATCCGCCATGCCGAGGTAGGCCAGCGTGGTCGCGGTCGCGCCCGGCGTGGCAAAACCGGTGGCACTGGCCGCCACGATGGTGCCGGCCGGGATCTTTACGCCAGCAGCGACCGGCACGACGATCAGCTCGCCGTCTTTCAGCGGGGTATTGCGGTCTTGGGTAGTCGCAGCCATGTGCTTACTCCTTCAGTGCGGCGGCCACGGCCGTCGGGTCGTTGCCAAACATGCTGCAAACGGCCAGCGTGTCGGCGTCGAGACCAGTCACCGGATCGCCTGCAGGCGGATTGCCCTGGGTTTGGGTGCTCGACAGCGCGGCGATCTTCGGCGCGGTAGCAAGGTAGCCCTGCAGCGCGGCGAGGTTGCTCTTGCCCAGATCGCGCGCCCAGCTCTCTTGTGCGGTCAGCAGGCGGCCGTCGGACAGTGCCGCCACCACCAGCTCATCAACCTCGCGGCCTTGCTGCTGGGTGGTCAGCGCAGCAACCTGCTCCTGCAGGGCGCGCATGGTCTCGACCGATACGAAGCGGGCCGGGTCGACCTGGTTGGCTGACAGGGCGGCGATACGCTGCTGCTGGGTGCCGACCAGGTTGACCAGGTCGACGCTGGCGGCGGCAGTGCCCTGGCCGTTGGAAAGCTGTTCAACCAGCTTTTGCAGCTGGGCCTTGATGTCGTCGGCGGTTGCGCCGACCGGTAGGTTGAGCAGCCAGCGCAGCTGCTCGATCAGTTCGTCCATCGTGGAGTCCTCCTGGGAAACGGACTGGGTTAAGGAAACCAGACGCGACAAGGCCGCCACCTGTAGTTCAGGCAGCTCGTCCAATGCCGGGTTATTGGTCAGGGCAACATGCAACAGACCGGTGACACGGCCTTGCTTGTCGTAGGTGAAAACTGGGGAGAGGTAGAGGTATTCCATCGCCAAGATCATGGCGGCGGCCTTGTCTGTCCACTCCACGTCGGTGGCATAGAGGCCATCTTCGCGCCACTCCAACTCGCTGAACCACCCGCTGGCGGGGGCTGGCTTGCCGTTCTCGACGCTGCGCAGGGTCTGGTGCTCGTAGTCGATTACATAGCGCGTCTCCCGTTGGTTGGCTTCGGCAATCAGGATGGCGGCCAACACTTCATCCAGCTTCCAGGCGGCGCACTCGGCCGGACGGCCGTCGCGGGCACGGAAGGTGCCAGCCGGGAGCAGCTTGATGACGCGGGGAGCCTCGCCGTCGGCGTTGCCGAGCTGGGAGAGGTCAACCGTCAGAGCGGCGATGAGAGGTGTTTTGTGTGCCATAGCCCCCATTGTCGAGGGCATGACAAATGGGGCTTAGTTGAGGGGCTTCAGTAGGATCGAGGGCAAAAGCTTGCAGTCAGACTATGGCATGGCCAAAATGCCCTTTTACATGCCAAGGAAGTGATTAATATGCGAAGGAACATGCAAACAGTTTTGGCCATCTTGGAAGGCTGCGAGAAAGAGCGTGATGGACGTCCTACGTTGGCCTCGGTATGTACTTATGTCGCGGATACCACTGGAGCCGGACATGTCGAACAGGCCTATCACATGACTCTGCTAGAAAATGGCGGCTTTATTCGCTTGGAAAAGCAAAGCCTAGAGATGATGCGCGATAACCCGTTTGTGTTGTTGACTTGGTCTGGGCATGACCTACTGGAGTCGCTGAACGCCAAATAGGCTCAGGAACAACGGTTTGAGAACTTACGGGGAACATCATGAAGAAAGTACGGGTAAGCATTTATGATCCTGGTGATCGGTGTACATACGATTTGGACCTGACGCAGGATGACATGTTGGCGCTGTGGAATATGAAAAACCTGAAGAAGCACCTGATCGACTTGCCGAGCATCGGCGGCAACGCCAACCTGTCTGGCAATCAGGTTCACATCATGTACCGGAGTGGTGGAGGCATGGAGAGCATCGGGGTAAATTTCTTCACACTGAAGAAGATTTTGGAAGAGGCGCTCCCGTCATTCAATTGACCCGCGCAGCAAGGCGTTTAAAACCCGTTTAATTTTGACGATACCCCATCCGGCAGTATCACCCCCGCAGCCAGACAGCAAAAACGCGCCAAAACGGCGCGTTTCTCGTTGCTGACCCTCAGTCCCCAACCACTCCGCGCAGGTAGTCGTTCATCGTTGCTTCGATCTCGTCGACGTCCTGGTCGGTTAGCAGCAGGAACGGCCGAGCAGGGATATTCGACCCTGGGTGGTTGACCTTCTTCACTACCCGCCCACCGAAGGCGAGCGCCTTCTTGTTGCGTGGCCGGATTTCATGCGGCCGAGTCTGGCCGCCGAACTGGTGGATGGCAGCGTATTTGACATTGGTGCCGACCACGGCGTTGTCGTTGTCGCTGGCCGGGACGATAGAGGAAGCGAGTCGACCAGTAGCCTGCAGTATCTTGCCACCGGCCCGGCGCGGGTTGGGTTTCAGCCCCTGCCATTTCGGCCTACCCTCCTGGGCGAAGTTTTCCTCGACCGCATCGGCCATAATCCCGGCGATGGCCCGCATGACCGGTGCGCGATGGGTGACAGCCTGCTCCAGCCGCTCCAGCGTCTGCATAACCCCGCTGCAGTCGATCTTGATGTCAATCATCGGCTTGCCTGCTCCTGGACGAATTGCCGGGCCAGCTCCGGCGGGTAGCGACTGAGGTCCGGCTGGTACGCCGCCAAGCCGGGATTGAAGCCAAAGCCGGCATCGGCCATGAAGCGCTTGCCAGTGGCCGGGTCATTGAAGGCTATGGCAGGCCGGGTATTACCTTGGCGGTCAATAGGCTGCTCGACCGTTTCCAACCGCCCCTCGCTGCTCGATGTAGCCAGACCCAGCCGGTCCATCTCGCGTTGACTGCGGGTACGCACCCGGCAGCGGCAGTTCCAGCCGTTGGGCGGGTAGAAGGTGCGCCAGAACGGGTCGTCATAGCGGAACACCCGGCCGTGCAGGCTGCGATGCGCCGGCCGGGTGCGGTTGTCCATCACCGCCACGTACTCCCAGTACGGGCGAAACTCGGCGTTGGCCAGCTGCTCCTGGAAGCGCCCCGCCATGTAGGACGACTGCAGGTTGGTGCGGAAGATCGTTTCCAGGCGGCGTGGGTTGAGGCGCTTGCCGTGGATCTCGCCAGTCTCCTGGTCAACGATCCGGCCCTTGCCCCACCAGCCCTTGGCCTCCAGCAGCGGTTGCAGACGGTTCTGGAAGTCGGCCAGGGTTTCGCCGTTGTTTAACGCGTCGGTGAGTGCGCCGCGAACGTCGGTCAGCACGTCGAGTTTGGTCACCCCGGCCACGGTGAACGCCTTGGCGTGCGCCTCGGCCCACACGTCCTGCCACTTGAAGCCAATGGCGTAGCCCTTGCTCTCGAAGTAGGCGATGGCCTCCTCGGGCGGCAGGCCGATGGCGAAGGACAGGTCAACCTGGCTGGCGTCAGGTGTGGCCATTCAAGCGCCCCCACACGTCGGCGACGAAGATCGCGCGCGCCAACAGATCGGCAATGGCGCTATCGTCCATGTCCGGGTATGCCGCCACCAGCGATTCGAGCGCGTCGTCGGGCGTCGCGCCGTCGCGGATCGCCTGGATTACCGGCGCGAGCAGCTGCTCCATCCCAGTGTTGATCGCGTCGGCCGGAAGGTTGTCGGCGGCCGTGTCGAGCACGGCTTGGTCGGGATAAACCACCTCGCCCTGGGCATTGGTCAGTACGGCGTGGTATTGCAGGCTGGCGGCCGCCGTTTGCGCTGGTTTTGGCACCGGGCGTAGCTCCGGCGGCAGCGCCATTTCTGGACGCGGCGCGGTGAGCACCTCTTCGCCTTCCTGCGCCTGCGGGATGGCCAGCTTGTCGTGCACCCACTTCACCGGCACCTTGACCCCCAGCCCAACCAAGTTTGGCAGTACCTCAGCGTACAGCTTCAGGTCTTCCGGCTTGCGAGTGTCGAACTCCAGGCGAGGCAGACGGCGCGGGTCCACCTGGCCGAAGTTGAGCACCGCCATCGGGTACAGCAGGTCGCGGGTCAGCGTGCCCTCCAGTTGGCGCGCATCGCTCACCGTCAGATCGTGGCGCACCTCGTTGTGGACGTTGCCGAGCGCGTTGGTCGACGACTTGCCGTCGGCCTGGCTGGTCAACGTGCCACCGAGGATCGCCTTGGACTGCGAGCGCTCGCACCAGCCAATCATCGCCTCGAACGGCTCCTCGCTGCCCTGGGCGGCGTTCTGGAATTCGATCAGCATGCCATCCGGGATGATACCGGCCGCGTTGTGGCCGATCTCGGCCACCGCGCGCAGCAGCGTCGCCTTCTCCTGGTTGGTCGCGCCGGCCGGGTACTTGCCGACCCGCAGCGGTAAGCCGTAGATCTCCAGGAACTCGGCCAGATCGCGCACCGAGTAGTTCTTGAACAGGTATGGCCACGCCAGCACGCGGTGCAGGCCGGCGCGGGTCAGGTAGCCGGACTTGGCCTTGTGCTTGTGGATGACCCAACCGAACTTCCACGGCTCGGCCCCTTCGGTGCTGCCGTCGCGCAGGCGCAGCGCGTTGCCGTCATGCGGCAGCGTCTGGAACCAGCGCTGCGGCCGCTGGGTGAGGCTTTGCGGCAGCCAGTCGCTGCCGAGCCGCTGCCAGGCAATCTCCAGCGCGGAAAAGCCGTGGCCGATGCCATCCAGGCAGTCGAGCAGCACGTCGTCCCAATCCGGCAGATCGGTCAGCCACTCCTGTAGCTGCTCGGCCTGCTTCTTCTCGGCCGCACTGGCGTTGCGCGGCGGCGCGATACGCCAGTCGAGCGTCAGGATGGCGCGCTTGCGCTTGCTCATCTCGGCGAAGATGTGGGCGTCCTTTTCCTCCATGTCGGTGAACAGGTCGGCCTGGGCGGCCAGTTGGCCCTGCTCGGCCTCTTCCAGAATGTGGTGCAGCTTCTGCGGTGTCAGGCCGCGCGATGGGTGCTCCGCGAACTCGCGCGTCACCCAGCCGACACGGGCAGTCTGCGGTTCGGTCAACACTTCGCGCTGGATGGGGTTGCCGTGCTGATCAAGAATTTGCGGCATATTTGTCACTCCTACCACGCCCCGGCAGAGAAGCTGCCGAAGTCATCATCGGCACCGCTGGCACGCGGCACCGGGGTGTATTCGATCTGGCCGCCGCCGGACAACGCCCCGGCCCACAGCATGTGCAGGGCGTCGGGACCGTCGTCGTGGTCGGCCTTGGGGAAATGGCGCAGCTGCTCGATCAGCGTGTGCTGGCTCGGGTGCAGCCGGATCAGGCCGTTGGCCATGTGCGGCTGCAGTGTCTCGATGCGCAGCAGCTTGTCGCCGTGCGGATTGACCGCGCGGGCCGGTACCGGGATGCCACGCTGGGCCGAGCGCTTCACCAGTTCGGTGCGCATGAACTCCTGGAACTGCACCGACTCGACCAGCCACAGCACGCAGCGGTACTCGGCCTGAAAGGCGATCACGTCTTCGATGATGCGGTCAGGCAGGCGCTTGCGGATGCTGGCCTCGACCACATCCAGGATGCCGGTGTGGCGGTTGTAGCCGCCCACAAGGATGGCCGACGGGTCGCGGCTGGAGCCGGCCTTGCCGAGTGACGGGTCGCATGCACCGTAGAACACCCACTCGCGCAGCCGGTTCACCCAGAAGGTGATGCACTCGGCAAATGGGGCGTCATCGCCGGACAACGGGTCGTTCTGCTGTTCCGAGTCGAACGCGGCCTTGCCGTCACGCGCACGCTTGGTCATCAGCTTGTAGAAGGTGGTGCCGCCGGGCCAGCAGATCGCTACGCCCTTGTCCATGTCCGGCCGGTGCGCCTGGTAGAACGCCTGCGCCTCCTCCTCGCCCTGGCCGAGCAGTATCTCGGTCCAGCGGTCCCACAGGTCCATGCGGTCTGGCCAGCGCTCGACAGCGCGGAACTTGGCGCTCTTCCACAGCGGGTTCTTGATCAGCCGAGCCAGCACCGAGTCGTAGTGCAGAATGGTGCCGATGATGAACACGTCGAGGCTGTCGTCGGCCGGGCCGAGCGACAGCAGGCTCTTGGTGATCCAGCTCATCAGCTTGTCGCGCTGCTCCGGGCTGCGCACGTTCTCGTCGTTTTCGAGGTCATCGCCGATGACCAGGTCCGGACGGTGCGGGCCGTGGCGGCGGCCCCGGATCTTCTTGCCGGAGCCGAACACTTCAACCTTTACGTCGTTGGCCGTGACGATTGTGCCGACCTGCCACACCCGGCCGCGCCCGGTCGCCTCGGGGAAGTCCAGCACCAGCCGTGGATTGAACTCCAGCTCGGCCTTGATCGCCTCCAACATCGGCCATGCCTGTTCGATAGCGTCCATCACGATCAGCGGGTAGTGCTTGCGCCCGGTGACGATGCACCACAGGGTGCCGATCTGGGTGACGATGGTTGACTTGGCGTGGCCACGCGGCGCGGCTACCGCGTCGTGGTCGCCGATGCCGTTGTCGACCACTTCCTGGAAGCGGTCGAACAGGTAGTCGTGAACGGTAGCCGGGCTGTGTTTAACGTAGTGCGGGAAGTAGGTCTGCGCGAAGAAGCGGAAGCTGGCGAATGCCTGCAGCCGACGTTGATCACGCGCAGCCGGATCGGGGTCGAAGTTGTCACACTCGGCGTCGATCTGGCGGCGGTATTCCGCCGCCAGCAGCGCGACGTCCTGCAGGAAGTCCTTTTTGCTGATCTTCTTGCTCATACCTACGCCTTTGCCGCCAGTTCAGCACTTAGTAAGGCCAGCGCCAAATGGGCATGCCCTTCGGGGTAGGCCGCTAGTACCTCGCGTAGCTGTCGGTTGGCTTCGTCGACCTTCAGCCTGTCTTCGTCTGGTAGATCGGCTATGGTGCCCTTGATCAGCAACAGGGTAAGTTGGTCTTGCGTCATCGCGTCCTCAGCCATAGGTCTTGGCCAGCTCTTCGCCGAACGGTTCCAGTACCTCGACGAACGCCTGGGCGTGCTTGGGGTACTTCTCCCGGATAAAGGTCGCCAACTTCTGCACCACGTCCATCGCGGTGGCCAGCTGGCTGGTTTCCGGTAGTACCTTGCGGCTGGCGGCCACGGTCTTGTTGAAGCTGTCGGCCAGGCTGGCCAGCATCTGCACCTTGGTCTCGGCCTTGATGTCCGGGTTGGCATTCAGCGTGTCCATCGTCGCCTGGTACTGCGTCAAAAATCCCGCTAAAGCCGCTCGGGCGATGCTCTCGATACCATCACCAGACAGAATGGCCGCAGCACGAAACTTGTCCCAGTCGTCGCCTTCATCCATCGCCTCGCGCTTCCAGCGGCTGGCGGTAGACATGGACACGCCACACTGCAGCGCCGCCATTTCCAGCCCGATGCGGTCGAACACGTACAGGCGGCGGACCTTGTCGCGGGTTTCCGGGGAGTGCGCCATTTACAGCAGCGCCCGCTTGACCATCTCGACCGCCAGTGCAGTGCCGACGGCGACGATGCCGCCACTGATGGCCCCCGCCTTGGCCGCCTGCTGCTCGACATGGCGCAGTCGCGCGTCCATCGCATCCAGCCGAACGTTCTGCTTGGCCTGGCTGTCCACGATCATGTCCAGCTTGCCTTCGATGCGCCCCAGGGCGCGGGTCAGTTCGTTGTTGTCGCCGCTCATCGGGCGCTCCTTTTCTCGTGTTCGTTTTGGCAATCAATGCAACGGGTGCAGCCGGGGACACACAGGCGGCGTCTCTCTGGGATAGGCTCCCCGCAGTCATTGCAGTGACTGAAACTGGAGCCGGCTTGCTGTTTGGCGGCATGCCTGGCCAGCGCCTCCTCACGCTGGCGCTGCTCCAGCTCCTGGGCACGGTCAAACATGTCGGTCACGGCTGCACCTCCGAAGTGGCCTCGGTATGCAGCCGGATGTAGGCACTCAGCTGGGCGTCGAGCTGCTGACACCACTGGCCGTAGTCGGCAGCGTGTTCAAGGAGGTCGGCTGGCGATAGCCCGGCTTCGGTGCCGGCGGCCGCAGCGGCTTCACCAGCATGTCCGGCGTCGGCTGCGGGCAGATCAGCTTCACCGCTGGCGGTGTAGCCGAGGAACTGTCGATAGAGGCGCAGGCTGTCAGGGCCAAGGCCAGTAAAACGGGGGCCATCAGTGTGGGTCGCATCGGAAATCCTTTGCTTGAGTTGGCGTTGCGTCACTTCCAGTTGCTGCTTGGTTTGCAACAGCTCCCAGCCCACCTTGTGCGCCTGTTCGTTGAGGCGTTGATAGGCTTCCTGGGCGACCGCCTGTTCGGTCAGGCGCTGCTCGGTAAGGCGCAGCAACTGGCGGGTGTGATCGGCGTCGGCGGTGGACAGCTTGACGGTGTACAGGTTGGCCGCGCGCTGATAGCCAAACTGCTCTGCGCCATACAGGGCCGCGCCGGCCAGCGCGGTGATAAGAAGGGGCTTTACCCACCACGGTAGGACGTTCATCGGCGGCTCCTTTGGCGATTGCGACGTTTACGGGCAGCACGCTTGATCGCTGCCGCCCCGGTCTTGCCGTGGCGCGGAACCGGCCAGCTGCGGTACAGCGGTGCGATCCAGGGCAAGGAGGCGGGACGCGCCGGGCTAGACCGCTTGGTCAATGCGGGCTGTTCGGCGGCCGGTACGAACAGGCAGCACAGCCAGCTCAGCAGGCGCTTCAGACGGTTAAGCATTGCTCGCCCCCTTGCCGCGCCAAGCGGCGATCAGGCGCAGGGCGGCAGCGTAACCGCCGACCAGGCCGAGGTAGATCAGCCAGGTGTCGGTCGTGAGGGTGTCTTTCACGCCTTGGTACACGAACATGCCGGTTGCCGTGGCGCAGGCCACGTTGGCCCACAGCTTGGTGTGGCTCATGCGCCCGGTATCCGGGTTGGAGATCAGATCGGCCAGGCGCATCACTGATACCCCTTGGCCAGTTCGAAGTGCGGGAACTCACGGAACGGCGCGTTGGGGCGGCCATACCAGTTCAGGCCCAGACCTGTGCCGATCTTGCCCATCACCTGCCAGTGCGGATGGCTGGCATCCCACATCGGCTTGCCGCCAACCAGCGGCACCACGTCAAAGGCGCGGGCGGCCGGTTTATCCTTGATGGTGAAGTTATGCGCGGACTGGCCGGCTCGGGCGTTGGTCACGCGCGGGCCGGGCTTGGTACGGCCTTGGGCATACAGTTCGTCCTGCTCCTGGCCGGAACGGTAGGTACAAGTAATCAGTGCATCGACGCCGGCATCCTGGCACTGCCGAAGGAAGGCATTGCAGAGCGGTTGCAGGTCGGGGTGAAGGTCTTCGATTCGGCGGCTGGCCATGACGGCATCCTGTGGAATGGAACACCGCCAGAATAAGAAAACGCCCCGATTGGGGCGTTATGATGGGTTTCAGTTAGTTGTTACTTTGCAGACACTTGTTTGATAAGCCGTTTTGCTAGTAGCCATGCTGCTTCACTCTGATCAGGGCTCAACTTACTGCAATACGTCCATTCATTCGAGTAGTCTCCAGTTTGGACTTTAGGATTGGTCGATACTGCGATAACGCGATACCACGCACAGGCATCTACAGGTTTTTTGGCAATGAAATTTGGTGACTGAGGCGTTCCCCAACCTGTTGCATAGCTATATGCTAAATTTCGTTGTGCTTGGTAGTCACCTCGCATTGCTTCTTGCTTCATTGCGGCTTCAGTTGCGGCACAAGCAGCGGTCGATACCAATGCCACTAGGAGTAAAGTTACGATTTGCATAAATTTAATCATTTCCTCATCCTTTTTGTTTAATCACCACTGAATGTTAAAACAGTACTTCCTGCCGTGTCTCGCTAACCTGATCGGCTTTTTTCAGTACCATCCAAACGTTTCGCTCAGTCATCTGGTATCGCCTGGCCAATTGGTTTACAGCATAGACAGCTGGATGCTCACGAGTTTCTTGGTCAAATTCGGCACGGATCATGCGGTCGCGAACTTCGCGCATCGCTACTGCGCAGCGGGGAATCGATAACACCTCCCCACCGAAATGGCGCGTCATTACATTTGCGGCATCAACACCAACCACCTCTGCCAATGCCTCGTAGCGGATTTGACCATCACGGCGCTTGTTCTTGGAAATCGGAAACGTAGTACCGCCCCAGGATTCAATCAGTTTCAGTGCTTTGGGAAGACCGATCAGGTCGGCAATCAGCTGCGCCATCTCTGGCAACAGGTGCTGCACGTTTTCCAGTTTCATCCCAAGTTCCTTCCGTGTCGTTTTGCATCGTAGGTCAGTGCCGCCACAAGCCTCACCAGTTGATCCGCGTCCAGCCAATCCGTCTTGTCCACGCCAAACATGCGCTTGGCCATCGCATCGGCGTAGCTCCAGGGCCGTTTGGCCTCTGCCAGCAGCGCCTCGACTTTGCCAATCAGCGCCTTGCGGCCTCGGCCCACACTGGGCTTCTTGCCGGCCTGCGCGGCAGCCTTTGGCTTCCAGCCGCAGCGCTGCAGGTGCGCCAGCACCTTGGTCACGCCGGCATCGGTCAGATCTTTGCTCGATGAGACGCCGGCAATGCTCTGCAACATGGCGCGGTAGGTTTCGTCATCAATCGCTAGCTCTTTCTTGGCGATGTGTATCTTGGCCAGGGCGGGATTGCGGCTCATTTGTCACTCCGTTAAAACACGTTGCGGAGCCTGCTTTAACAGGCTCGACACCGGGTTCTATTCCTCTACAAAAGCGGTTTTTGTCTCTGTTTTCTCAGCCAGCTCGACGCTATCGCAGACCTTGCACAGATGACCGATGGCCGCTTTTCCGCTGGACCAGTCCGGCAGATACAGGGTTACCGAGCCATTGATGTACTTGTCTTTTTGCACCCAGCGCTTGCCGAGCTTTTTTTCAAGCTCCTTGCGCTTTACCGGACTAACATTCGGTCTCACTGACTTGCGCAAGAATTTCTGCTCTGGGCACGGGGTGTCACCCTGCGCCCATTTGTAGTCGAGTACCCCATCAATGAAGGTGCAGACCCTGTAAGTCATGCCTTTGCTGCTGCGGCGGACCTCAAGCGTGATCCGCCGACCATCACACATCAGATCGGCTCTTCCCCATGGGAAGGACAGATCCGAAATGAGCTTTTCCTTTTGCGCTGCTGTCAGCTTCTTCACGGCTTGCTGATTCATTACTCGTCCTCCTCTTCATCCGTGCTGGGCGTAACGCTGAAGGGGAGTTCCCCCAGTTGGGACAAAGCGATTTGCAGACCGACACGCATACCTTTGGCAATGTCGCTGCCTGCCTTGATTTCAATGTCAGCCAGTTTGATATTGGCGTCTGGGTGATCCACGATGGCTTGCAGGGTGGCGACACGGGAGGCGTGCCAGTTCTGAAGCTGCTTGGTGAACTCAATTACTGCGGGGTCGAAAGTTTGCATTGCTGTCCTTTGGCTGCTCACGGTGGTTAAACGGGTTTACTAATCGGTCTCGACAAGATTGCCGGCCGTTTCCTGCATCTTTTCGGCCAGCTCAGCCAGCGCGCTTTCGTTGTAGGCGTCGACATCGCCCCATTGCGCAGCCATGTCCAGCAGCTTCCGCTTCATGGCCAGAAGAGACCGGCGCTGGCCGGCTGCGATCTGTTTGTGTGTAGGGGCCATTCACTCTCCGACCGGCTTGCCCGGCTGGCTGAAAATCACTCCATTGCTCTCACGCCGGCCATTGCTCTTTCCGCGCCATGCCAGCCACTTGTCCAGCGCTTCTGCAGCCTCACACTGGTTTGCTGCCTCGGGTATGCCTGGCACCAGCAACTGATCACGCTCCCAGCCATGCCGGGCAGCAGCGGTCAATTCGCCCTTCAGGAAGGCCTTAGGGCCACGCGCGATGATGATCCCGCCCTCGGGTACCTGCTCCCCGCTGCCCATCTCAATCAGCCCAGAGGCCCAGCACCAGGCGACTTGCGGCGTCATGTCGTAGTAGTTTTTGCAGCCACAACGCGGGCAGACCAAGGTCTTGCCAAGCTCTGATGGCATGGCAATGCGTTCTGACTCTTGGTGCTTGTTCCTGCAGCGGGTGCACTGCACGAGGATGTCTTTGTGGTCTGTCATCTCACACCCCCGCAATATCCAGCGACACAGCACGGTACTGGTCGGTATCGCCGATGCGCTCATACACGCGGATGTAGCTCTTGGAGCATTGCACCCGTACCGAGTCACTAAGGGCAGCCATAGCGCGCTGCCATTTCTCGTCCTGGATGTCGAGTCGACGCAAACCAAGAATGCGGCCGGTACTGATGTTGCCGGCTTTATCCACGTTGAAGGCATCGCCTACGATTGCGCGGATTTCACTGCGGGCGTCTTCGGTCCATGCGTGCAGGCACTCATCAATAAGAATCTTGGCCGCCTGCAAACCCTCATCAAATGTCAGGGTGTCCTGAATAGCTCGCTGCACCTTGTAACGACCGTCGAAACTGACCAGGGAAACATTACCCTTGGCACCACCCAGTTTTGCGCCATAGCGTTCCCCAGACAGTTCGACAAAGGCCCCTATATCGGCAAAGACGCTGTTCTTGAAATCAGCCAGGGTCTTGTTGACGGCCTGTGCTTTTTGCACGATTTCTGTCACCAACTGATCACGAGCCAAATCGATAGGCTTGATCGACTCAATCGGGATCAGACGGCCCTTGGCATCTTTGCGGTACCCTTCGTGGATGTTTTGCATTACCTGTTCCTCATTCCAACAATCTGTTTCACTTGAGCCAGCTGCTGCCGGTTTCGCTCAAGCCATTCCGGGGTCAGCCGGGGTTCTTCCTTTGCATTCCAAAACCGCCTGCTGCCTGTCGGTGGCTCCGGGCCCGGCATCACTGGATCAGGGGTGCGGGGCTGTATTTCCTGCTGTTGGACCGGTTCCGGTTCCGGCTCGGTAGGTGCGACCGGGGCGGCATAGGCATCCAGTTCGTCCAGGTAGTCGTCCCACACGATGCGGCGGGCTTCTTTCTTGTCCATGCCCATCTGCACCAGCAGTTCCACCTCTCGGGTCAACCGCTGCTTGGTGTCGGCATCCAGTTCCTGGTTGCTCAATGCCCAAACTCCATCCAGACGATGCGGCAGCCGCCCAGGCTGAACTGGCCTTCGCGGTACGGCCCGAAGTGGGCGTCTTGGCCGAAGCTGTAGTAAACCGCCTCATTTTTGGCGATCAGCTGGCTGCACTTCCCGCAGTTCTGGATGCGGATGGTCGGTCTAGCCGGGGTATCCATCTCCACCTTCACTACCGTGAAGCCGTTCTGACTCAGCGCCTCGATGGCCGCCGCCACTTTAAAAGTGGCCGCAAGCATCAAGGCATTAAACGGGGGGCGCTTTGGTTGAATGGCTTGTTGCTGCATGGTCACTCTCCTTTCGGGCGGTTCGGGCAGCGCTGGCAGGCTCGCCAGTGGCCCAGTTTCATCGGGTGGTGCGTTGGGGCAGCTCCAAGAGAAATAGAGCGGCACTCAATTTGCGTCATGGTCTGGTCGGAGTGTGGGCACTTGACCACGTCCAATAACGCCAGCGTGGCCTTGGCAATCCGATCACTCTTGCCCGGATACTTTCCCGCTAGTACCAGGCTGACGGTGGCAGCGCTGTACCCCAAACGACTGGCTACTGCGCGCATGCTGGTGCGCTCGGCTTCCATTCGGAGCAGGTCAAGCCAATGGGTGTCAGAAGTCGTCATGATTCATCTCCTCTTGCCACACCACCTTGTCCAGATTCGGGTCGTACACGTAGGTGTTGCGGCCGACGACCGGTGGGCGCGGCCCGGAATAACGCTGAGGCTCGAAGCGATAGCGAGGAGGTGATTTCTTGCTGGCTGCTTTGACCTTAACCACGTATCCGGCCTTGATCAGTTGGCCGATGTACACGCTCGCGGTGGTGTGGGCGATGGCACGTTCTGGCGTGCTGGCCTGTACGGCCAGCTCACGTGTAGTGAACTCTCCGCCGACGATGCGCATCGTTCTCCATAGCGCTTCGGTACACAGATCACGCTGAATGGGCTCACCCTTGGCGTTCAGGCGCGGGTATTCGATTCCGCAGTCACGGATCAGACGGAAATGCTGCTGGTCGTTGCACTTGCTACGAGTATTGATGCGCTCGACGTATCCGCCCTTAACCAGGGCATTGATGTAATGCTGGATGGCCCCCAGCGTAGCCATCGAATCGCTATGGATCAGGAAGGCAGTGAAATCTTCACGACGAGTACGAATGGCTTCCCAAATTCGTTGGAAGGAACCACGGCCACCGGCACTCTGCATTGGCTTAGCTTTACGAGCGGTGGTCGCCGACATTAGATGCTCCCCCGACGTTTCGGCGCATCGCCGGTATACAGGGGGCGGTCACCCCATGCCGAGCGGTCTACCTGATCCCAGCCTTCAATCAGAGCCGCGTCATAGACGTTGACCAGGTTGACCGATACTCGACGCACCGACCCATGGCTCAGCGTAACCAGGTGCGACAACAGATCGTCGGCCAAGGTGATATCCGGGCAGTAGATCGCCGCCAGCTTGCGCGCATCATCCAAGCTGACAGGGGCAGCAGGCAGCCAGGACAGCACACGACCATGGAAGCGCTCATGACGCTTCAACTTGTTCGGCAGCATTTCCTCACCCACCAGCAGCAGGCTGGACTGGCTGCCTTCATAGATGTCGCGTACCAGTTCAATCATCCCGTCTTTGGAGGCGGCATAATCGAACTCGTCCAGAATCAGCGGGCGACGGCTGGCCGCCAGTTGTTCGGAGATCTGGTCCAGCAAATCAGGGATGGTCCCAGTAGGTTTGATGCCCATCTCGAAGAGAATTTTTTCCAGCAGCGTCTTGCGGTTCCAGGCACTACGCATCTGGACGTAGTAGGCGCGGCTGCGGTTGGCCACAGCCACCGTCGCTGTCGTTTTGCCCCAGCCGGACGGGCCGTAGTAAACCGCGAAGCCGGGCAGGCCATCCTGGCGATTAACCAGCTTTTCCATTACCACCGCGACCAGATCAAGATTGGCAATCGGCGCAATGCGGTTGACGAATTGTTCGCTCATGTCTGAGAATCCTTTTCAGATACGTGTTTTAGTTACGCCGATGCCTCGACCGCATCGGCAAATTTTTTGGTCATTACTTTGTATTCATGGCTCTTGGCATAGCTGGTGAGCCATTTCCCCTCGCGTTCGCTGAGCGTCACGCCAGCTTCTGCCTGTGCTCGCAATGCCCGGTGCAGCTCAATGCGCTGTTGCGGTTCTGTTGGCACCTGAAAGTCGTCACCGTTAACGGTTCGTACTGCGGTGGGGGCCGTTAACGCGGCTTCGGCAACTTCCTGCACTACCGGCATCCGTTCGAAAGCCCCTGCGATATCCCTGCCAGTGATGCCTGGCAGGACTTCGCCCTCTGCCATAACGAGGGCTGGCCGCAAGGTGGCGGTGGCCAGATCGATCTTGTCTTGGGCGCGGCGAACCTGACCCTTCACACGGTTCTCCAGCAGCTTGTCGCGCATCGATACCGGGAAGGCAGCGCGTTTATTGCCATCCACCCCGGCCAGGCAAACAAATCGACCTTCCAAAGTGCGGATCACCACGTTGGCCGGGTCATGAATATCCACGCCCACTTGCACTTCCTGCCCATCCACCAGCATCAGCTCCCGGCTGAAGTAGACGTTGTTCCATAACTGCACCTCGCCACGGCGTGCAGTGCGGATGAAGGTGGGGCGGAACAGGTCTTGTAGCTCCAAGGGCGACAGCACGGTGTCTTCCTTGCGGCATTTTTCGTCGTAGTACTCTCTCGGCGTCATATGCACACCACCGCGCTTCGGCAGTTCGCTATGTGGCCGGTCGTTGTACTCGGCAATGGCTGCCTCCAGATCCGCTACGAACTGGGCGAAGCTCGGTACATGAGGGATAGATACAGCGATGCCTTCCGGGGCGTTCTTGGCCGCATTCAGTGCGCGGGTAACGTCACGATTCACCAGACGTAGCGTGTCGCGATCAGCACCATTGCCACGGAATGTCGGGTATTTACGGGCCAGCGGGATGGTGATCGTCTGCCAGGCCCGCTCAATCAGGCCACGGCCTTGCGGGTTTCCAGGGATGCCGGTTTCGTGGTGAATGCCGATACGCGGCAAAATCCCGGTCAGCGGCGCATCCAATACCTTGCCGGTCTCGCCAGCACCGTTATCGCTGTAGTACATCAGCGGTGGCGGAAAGCGGGTCATCCCGTGGCGCAGCATGTCCGATACCGCAATGACGTTCTCGGACAGGGAGATACTCCAACCCACGGCCAGACGGCTTGCGCCATCCAGACCCAGCGAGACCTCCATTTGTTGGGGCTTGCCGGTCTCTGGATTGATCACGGTGCATTTCATGCCGTGACCGTCGCCAACCCAGACATCCCCAGGCTGCAACTGACTCCAGTCACGGCGGATAAATGGCAGCTTCGATTTCAAAGCGGCACCCGTGTGGCGGCCTTGATAGAGCATTACCGGCGGCAGCTTTTTAAGGGAGCGACGCACTGTGTGCTCGCTGGGAATATCTTCGTTAACTGGCAGGTTCTTCAGGAACTCCCGGTATGCCTCTGCCAGCGGCGGCTTGCCCGGCCGGCGGTAAGCGGCCAGAAACTCACCCATCCACCAAGGTAGGGTCATATCGGGTTGGCGCTGCTGTGGAGCCAAGCGGCGCAGGCGCTCAATCGGACTGCTGGTCGACTCGAACAGGCTGCACCAGCGGAACAGTGTGCGGCTGCTGACAGCACGGTCGTCATTGCTCTTGGCATTGGCCCGGTCCACCAGTTGTTGCAGCAATTCCGGCAGCGCCCGGTTCTTGGCTGCATCTGCGACATGGAGCGTGGCTTTTTTCTTGCCCAGCACCATAGCCACCTTCAGCACCTCGGACACCAGGGCACAGCGAGCCTCGGCAACAACACGCTGGGCATCGGTCAACTGATCCACCGTATGCAAGGTCAGATTCAGCTGTTCTTCACGACGGACAATGCGTTTTTCGCGAGTAGTAGCCTGCTCAGACCCCTTAGCATTGGCCAGCAGAGCCTTGGCTTGGCGTTTCTTCAGCTCTTCCTGTGCGGTAGCAGGAAGACTTGCGAGGGAGTATTCAAAGCCACCGCCACGACCTGATTTCTTCCTGGCATCCCAGCCTTCAGTTTTTGCTCTGATGCCAAGCCCCTGAATCGTCCCAGGCAACCCAGGCAACCTCATTGCCGCTAGTTCGGCAGCGCTGTAATGTGTTTTTACTTCGATATGGCCTTGGTTCATGCCACATCTCCGAATAGTTCAAGTTCTGGCTGACCGATTTTGATAACGTTCTCGCGGTGGTACGCCACCTGAGACAGCACCTCATTCAATGCCCCTAAGGTTTCTTGCAGGTCCGTTTTGTCGCGATAAAACTGTTCCAGCAGCATCACTACCTTGCCGAAGTTGCCCTGCATTTCGCCCAGGTCGCTGGCCTTGGTTTTCTTGCCAGTAGGGATCGTGATTACCACTCGGCCACCATGTGCGGTGCAGAGGTATTCGCTGATGTGCGAAGCCTTGCAGAAGGTTTCAAACTGACGGACACGGTTAAGAGGAATGGAGGACTCAGCCATCCAGCGGTAGTAGGTCTTCACATCGACGCCCATCAGATCAGCCATGCGCTTGGGCACCAAACCGAGCTTTTCAGCGGCAGCCAGCTGGCACTGAATCGCATCGTCCAGACTGCTTGGGATAGATTGACCCTTGCGGTTTCTCAT